GGCAGCCATCGCCTCGTTATCACGCCATTCTCCCAGAAAGCCAGGAACGGGCGTGACTCTGTAGGAATCACCGTGAGCTGTAAACCCCCGGAATCATTGGATTCCGTGAGCTATCAGGACGCAGCGTGAACTGGGTTGGAGGGTAGATCTGCTGGCGAAGAACCAACGGCGGGGGCTGAATCCTGCCGTGATTTCAGCGCGTTAGCCGACGAGCTGGCGCCGTTCGCGCACAGTTCGCACAGCTTGAACCGCCTCGCAAGGATCGGCCACCTTGACCAGTGACCAATCATCAAAGCCGTTGGTCTCGGCCCAGTGCTGTGCCGCCTGGCCGGTGCTGAATGGCCCGACTTGTAGCGGGCCGATGGAGAGGTTGTAGGTCATGCGGCAATCATGGCCCGCCAACGCCGCAACCTACGGCACGTTGTTGTAATCCGTAACACCGGCAGCGGTCGCTACCGTATAAGCAGTCGGGGTTCCGCCCAATGCGGGCTTACATCGTCGAGATCACCGCCAAGGTGATCCACCGGTCCGATACCGACCCCGAAGAACTGCCGGCAGACATTTACTCGCGTCTCAGCGAGCAGGTCCTCGATGAGGACATCATCGACCTTGGCGTCGAAGTATTCACCCTGCCATCCAACCTCAATGGATCACCTGATCGAAGGGACGAAACTGATCCCGAGGAAGGAAGCCCAGCTCCGGTTTCGTGATCAAATCCACCTAGCTTGGAACTGGTGTTGCGCCTATTGCTGCGCACCGCTGGGGCGGTCAGCCACGCTAGACCATGTGGTTCCAAAGGTGAAAGGCGGCCTTACGGTGCGGTCTAACTTGGTCAGCTGTTGCCTGGCTTGCAATAGCCACAAGCAACACACTGATTGGCGGGAATGGTACAGGACCCAACATTTTCACGATTTGGCCCAAGAGCAAGCTATTGAAAATTGGCTTAATCAAGGTTCGTAATATTGCACGTAAATTTCAGCTTGCCACAAATCAATAGTGTATCTGCATATCGCGCCATTTTGCCCGCAAGCGCGATATAAAGGCATCCCGTCATCGCCCTCCATCACTTCAATGTAGCGGTTTTTACCCCGCATCAGTCGTTCCACTACTGGTCTTTCCATCGTTCCATAAGTCACACTTCCTAGCGTAGCGACCGCCTGATGCCCGAGCTTCCGGCCAACCAAGGCTGCAACCGTTGTCAATGGGCGACCACTGCTCGCAACGCCAACAATGCGGGTTGGAACGGTATTCTTTTACAACTTGATCAATAGGCTGAGATTTGCGAAGGGCTTGATAATGGCAAGAGCCAAGAAAAAAGGCCTCATTGAGGCTTTTAGTTTCAAGGTCTATTCTTTCGTCAAGCGTTGGAAATCTCAATAAAGCGTGCCAATTCTCAACAAGCGACCGGCGCTCAAGTGTCAGCCGGCCGCCGTAGAGAATGATCATTCGGCCTCGCCATGCGCAGGCATGTGATACAAGCGTTCCAGTTGCATGGATGGCGGCTCGGCTTCCATGTTCGTCGGGTCGCTTTGATCCCTTGCAATGTAAGTCAGTGATGCACCGTGCATCTTGACCGCCACCATGCCGACCCGCGGGCTGCTCACGAGGTAGCGCACCGCGCAGTTTTCAAGCCAGCCGAGAAACGGAACGTTCATGGTTGCATTCTGCCAAACAACCGTTCGACGTACCACCGGGCCTTGGCCAGCGACTCCCGGCCGCCTTTGTGGTTCATGCGCCAGATGTATTTGATGGCGTTGCCTTTGCAGTAGCCAGCAAACTCCTCCGGCGTTAGTGCAGCTTGAATCGCGTCGATGCACTCGATGTCGCCCGCGGTGTAATGCGGCGGGTGGTTCACCATGTCAGTGTCAGACATTGCTGGTAATTCCTGCGGTGGTTTTGATCTGGACAAAGGCGCTGCACCTGGCGGCTTCTTTATAGGCGCTGGAAATGCACTCAGGAATCTCCAACCCACAACGGCCCTCTTTGGTCAAATGGATGCACTGGCGGCAGGTTTGGCGTTTTGGTGGTTCTAACTTTGGTTCCGGTTTGCGGCTGTGGTAACCGCCGCCTTTATAGACGGGTTTGGGGATTGCCTTTAAGTCTTCGTCCTGTTGGGCCCATGCCTTCCAGTTGACGATCCTGCTAATGCAAGAGACATTCATCTGAAGATCACGGGCAATCTGGCTGGCCGAGACCCCATCACATAAATGCAGCAGACGGATCTCCCGGACGGTTTTGGCATCCAGAAGGGCATTGGGGTTGGTTTCCCCATAGCTGGCGTGGATGTTCACCGCTGGACCTCCACCCGGCCAATGCCGTCAAGGGGAATACCCAGCCGATAGGCAGCACCGGCTGATAGATCCAGCGTGCAATCGCAGCGATCCCAGATCCGCACCACCAGCGATCGGCCGCCGTGGGTGACCGTGACTCTGGTTCCGCAAGGCAGCCAAGGGTGGGCGGCGCTGACGCCCCAATGCTCATAGTGGCCGCCGCAAGCATCAGCGCGGCCGTTGTACCAGCTGTCGTAGACGGTGGCTGTCACGGTGCGGGCCTGAGCTGGCGCGGCAAGCATGGCCAGCAGCAGTAGCAGACGCCTCATGCCCACTTCCCCAACAAGTAACGGCGACACACTGCAATCGCCTGCTGCGCTTGCTTCTGCGTCATCACCGAGTTGGTTTCATCCATGGCCTGGCATACGGCAGCGTGCAGCTCGGCGTAATCGGTGTCTCGAAAATTGGGTCCAAGATCACGGCAAAACTCTTGCCACAATCCGGTGTAGGTCGAGCGGAGCGGATGCCCCGATGGCAGGTCAGCGCGGCCACTGCGGGCATAAAGCGCGTCCATCATTTCAGCGCGATGCAAGTCAAGCTGATGGGTTTTCATGTTCGATTAGGTGAAGGGTCCGCCAAAGCTCCTCAATGATGGCTAGGCGGTGTTTGTCGTGTGGTGCATTGCGCAGTGCTTCTACACGATGCGCCAGCATTGTCTGAATCCGTTGCCGTTCATGCTGCACGCCAGCGTTGAACATGCCCGAATCGCTGATCAATGCTTCAAGCTTGGCGCGGATGGATTCGCTCATGCTGCCTCCACCGCCGCATTGGGCCATCGAGCTTGCGCGTACCGAATGGCAGCGGCTTTGGATTCAGCGCGCATGGTCATTACCATGGGGCGCTGCTGCGGTTGGCGCACTCGCAACGTGTAGAGGCGCGTACGCGCTTGGAATACCGGCCGGCTAATGCCTTCGCCGTGGCGAGACTCTTGGGCTTCTTCCATCCATTGCAGAGTTGGATTCCAGTCTCGGGTCATGGCCGCAGCTCCTGATGGCAAGCGGGACGGTTGATCATGGCCGCGGCTTGAGCTTGGCGGCCGTTGTCATGGCCGACACAATAGACCGCAAGCAACAGAAACAAGTTGAATGCACGGTTCATCCAAGGGCGAATGTACATGATTTGAAGAAAGTGCCGGAGGCGTTGTCTCCGTCGCGAAAATCATACCGTGCCCCGCAGGCGGGGGACAATGCCCCCGTAACAATGCTTCACACTATGTCGTTAGTGCCGATCGACAGGCTTAAAGGCACCCTCGCTATCGGCTTGCTGCCATGCCGGCAGGGCATCCAGCCGCACAGCCACCTGGGCACTTCAAGCTCAACCGTGAACCACACATGGCCGCATGAGTCACAGCCGCGTTTGCGAGTCACGCGGTCGTCCTCTTGCCCGTTGGTCGAGGTTGCTTTGATCCTTTCACTACTGCATCGGGGGCATTTCATGGGCAAAATGGGTGGGTCGCACAAAACAAATGGAATTCGGTGAATGGCTGAAGGTGGAGATCCCAGCCGAAAAGCTGTTCAAAATCGAAGCCGACTGCCGCCGGCTCGAAGGCCACCCGGACGCCGGCAAGCTTGCAGGGCAGCTTCTGCGCCAGGTCCATCACCAGCAAGAAATGCTCCAGGCAGCAGTTCGTGAAATCTGCCGCCTGGAGATGAAGCTGATGTGATCAGAACAGATCGGCTTCCAAGACCACGCCATCGGTGGCTTTAGCCAGGCTGGTTGCTGCCTCATCCGCTCGGGGACGGGGAGGCTCGGCCACAGCACTGATGTAAGCCGTGCCCTTGCTGCTGGTTTTTTTCCAACCGCTGATCGGAAGCTCCACTGTGCCCCACTGGTTCATTTCTTGTTTCATCGCCCATGCGCAAAGCGCATCAAGGTCATCAACCTTGATTTTGAGGCTGCCGCCAAAGTCCACCTTGCTATCTGCTTTGGTGTTCTTGAACATGGCAATGTTGATTTTGAAGCTCATGGGTTTGAATGGGGTGGATGGTTTGGAATGCCGCGTAGGTTGCGCTTTTCGTAGGCCTCGACCTCAACCACTGGGTAAAGGACGCGGCCGCCAATTTTCACAAATCGCGGGCCTCGGTTCTGGCTAGAGCGCCAGTTGTCGAGCGTGCTAAGCGTGACGATGTTTCGCCAGCGCTCAGCAAGCTCCTTTGGCGTCAGATAGTCAGAAGAGTTCGTCATCGGTGATAGCCTCCTCAACGGGCGCCGGTGGCGGTGTTGCTATTTTTTTGTTGAGTGTTTCTAATTTCGACGGCGCCTTTTCAGCCGACACCGTTACAGGTTGGATGTCGATGACTTCCTCCTCTGCTTGGATCCCCACTAAAAGCTCGGGAACAAATAGGCGGCCCCAAAATGCGGCGGCCCGATAACGGATCATCAGCTCAGGCATTGTCTGCCATTTGCTGCCGGTCTTTGTCGCCCATCCTTCCTTCTTGGCCATTGCCAATGTGACGGTTGGGCCCTTCAAATCTTTGTTGGTGGAGAGCTCGGTTGCCACGCAATAGCAGGCCAGGTCATCGCCCTTGCCGCTCATTTCATACCGCAGCGGGCTGAACTTTCCGCAGCCGTTGATCATTGCAATGATGAACTGGCTGCTCCAGCTTGGGCGGCCGTGGATGATGTGCAGATTTTGCATCACCTGAAACGGTGACATCCTCATCCGGTTAGCAATTTCAAGTGCCACCAAACAGTTGGCAAAACCCTGTTGCCCTTGGAATTGGGGCGGAATCAGCGTGCTGCTGGCAAGCGCTTTAGCGATGCGCTGCGCATCTTCAAATGCTTGGATGCCACTGAACACCGAGCCGGAACTGGTGGTGGCGAGTGCTGTGGATTCAGTCATTGCAATGGCTCGTTGAAATCAGGTGGATGAGTAAATTGCATTGGCTCTGCATAGCGCCATCGAAGAACCTTTTCGTAGTAGTCCGAGTCAGGCGCAAGATACGCAACGGCATGGAGATAGCCGCGCCGGTAGCTCAGCTCGGAGGCTTCTAGCTGAGCATCGCTAATCCGGGACAAGTCAAGACTGTCGTTGGTGTTCATAGTCAATACATCTCAATTTCAGGTGGTGCCCCTAAAGGCATCAATCCATCAGGCCGCGGCATCATCCATGGCGGCAGGCTGATCGGCTCAATCGCCTCGCTATAGCCAGGCCAGCGGTCCATGTCCTTGCAAGTGGCCAAGACCTCAAGATCACGCTCAGCTGTTCGCCAGCCTTCTTTGATCATCTCAGCATCAGCGGCATAGACTGCGACTGCGTGCGGTGGCTTCTTTTCCACGCAAATAAAAATGAACTGTTCGGGGCATGTGCCGGTCGCTTGCTCGACACCGTGGAGATACCACGCGGCCTGAACGTGATAGCGAAAATTGCCAATGCTCTTGCGGAACCCCGCAAGGCTTGCATCCTCGGTGGTCTTGAGATCCACGATGATGCTGCGATCATCCAACAACCAGTCGGGTCTGCATTTGCAGTCCAGATCGGTTTGGGAATCGCGCCACATCCAGGTGGTCTCGGCCTTGCCCGGCAAATTGAGCAATGCGGCAGCCGCAGGATGACCAAAGACAGCTTGGCCCATTTTCATGACCAGCTGCGCATCCTCATGGCTGAGCACCGTACGTCCACTGGCCGCAGTGCTAAA